CTCTTTTTCTGTACTTCTTGCTTTCTGCAATATACTGCTCATTAGAGCTATCTTGAGTAGTTTCTGTAGCAGAACTTTCACTAACTGTTTCTGTCGTTGCTTGTGTGTTTTCTTCGGACATGCTGTCCTCCATTTTTATTATAAATTGTATATTTGTTCAATATACATAACCTTAAAATATTAAATTATTTTATAAAAAACAATAAAATTTAAGGTTTTTTTAAGAAAAACTTTGTTTTTTTTAAATAAATTGCTCAAATTATAAAGGCTCTTTTTGCCTAATATGGAAAATGTTGATATAAAATTTAAAGATAATTGGTTTAATTTCATGGGGTATAAGCCACATCAAGGACAACATAAATTACATTTTCCTGAAAAAGATAAGGCAAGATTTACTGTTGCAGTATGTGGAAGAAGGTGGGGAAAAAGTTTATCTGCTTCCATGGAAGCATCTGCAATCCTAGCCAAAGAGAATACAAGGGTTTGGGTTGTAGCTCCTACATATGATCTATCTGAAAAAATATTTAGAGAAATTTGGCATCATATGGTAGTTAATAAGGCTATGCAAACAAGAAGAGCTTCTTTTAAAGAACAATTCATAGAATTCGAATGGGGATCAGTATTAGAAGGAAAGTCTGCCGATAGGCCTGATTCATTAGTTGGTGAAAGTTTAGATCTGCTTATTATAGATGAATGTGCAAAGGTTAAAAAAAACATTTGGGAAATGTATTTAAGACCTACTTTAAGTGATAGAAAAGGCAGAGCAATATTTATAAGTACCCCAGAAGGTTTTAATCATTTATATGATTGGTATCTAATGGGACAAAAAGACAATAATTGGTATTCATTTCGTTCCCCATCGTGGGAAAACGATGTTATATTTCCTGATGGAGAATTTGATGAAGATATTCAAGAAGCTAAAAGAAATGTTACAAAAGAAATATTCGATCAGGAATACAGAGGTCTTTTTACTTCGCTTTCAGGTAGAGTTTATTCTTTTGATAGAAATATTGACATGGGGAATTATCCTTATGATCCTAATCTACCAACTTTTTGCAGTATAGACTTTGGTTATCGAATGCCATCTGTTGGTTGGTTTCAAACTTATAGAATTGAGGGTAAGTGGCATATAAACATGATCGATGAAATATCACACAGAACAAATGTAAAAACAGATGAGTTAGTAGAAGCTATAAAGAAAAAGCCATATAGCATAATAAAATATTATGGAGATCCTGCTTCTAAACAAGTTCAAGGGCAATCTGGACTTGGAGATTGGGAAATATTTAGAAGAAAAGGAATCTCTGTTGAATCAATGAGAGATAGAACAAGTAGAAGCATTGCTTCTGGTGTATCTCATGTAAGAAGTTTCATGGAAAATGCTAATGGAGAAAGATTTGTGCATTTAAATAAAAAATGTCAGGGAACAGCAGAAGATTTTGAAATGTATAGATACCCAGATGAAAAGCAGGGAAAAGCCCTTAAACCTGAACCATTGAAAGATGGGTACAGCGACCATGGAATGGACATGGTTAGATATTTTTTTATAAATAGATTTCCAATTAAAGATAAACAATTTAAAGTGAGGAGAAGATGATTTATAATCAGAAGATGTCAGTAGAAGAAATAATAAAAGAATCTGTAAAAGAGATTAAACTTGGGAAAGCACAGTCAAGAAGAAATGACATAAGAAAGCTTTTAGATTTTTATTCAGGATCAGAAATAGATAAATATGTTCAAGATTTCTTTCAAGCTGATCAATTTAGAGAAATTCCTCCTTACAATGCTAATATAACAAGAAGATTTATAAATAAATTAAGTCAAATATATACAGTAGGGGCTAAAAGAAAAGTAAATAAACAATATGATTTATTAACATCTAAAAAAGATGTTAGGTTCAAACACATTGAAAGAATGACTAGGCTTATAGGAACAGTTGCTACACAAATTATTTATAAAGAAAATAATGGTTCTCCTTATTTTGATTATAAACCTGTTTATTATTTTGATGTGCATTTAAAAGATGCTTTCACTCCATCTGCAATAATGTATCCACTTCTAATGAAATGCGATGATGTTTCTTATATGGGTAAATTAGAATGGGCTTATTGGGATGAAGCAATCTATGCCCACTATGATGAATATGGAAACATAATAGATGAATATGAACATGGGTATGGAGTTCTCCCTTTTGTTTTTACTCATAAAGAAGAACAGATAGATGATTTTTTTGTAGAAGGAGCTTCTGATATTTGTGGAGCAAACTTGCAAGCCTGTATTACCTTGACAGAGCTTCAATTGGGGCATAGATTTCAAATGTTTGGCCAGGCTTATACAACAGGAGTCTATACAGATAAACCCATGCAAAGAATGGGTTCAGATAGAATATTAGACCTACCTGAAGGTGCAACATTTAACATAGTATCCCCTGGTGGAGATCCAATGGCTGTAATAGAATCATTGAAATTTCAAATAGAACTTGTAGCCCAAAATAATCATTTATATGTGCAATTCGCACAAGATGGTGGAGAAACACCATCAGGTCTTGCTCTTCGCATAAAAGATTTAGATAGATTTGAAGATTATACTGATGACATTGAACTATGGAGAAGTTATGAACATGATTTTTATAATATAGAGAAAGAAATTGCTGCTTATAATAATATAAGTTTACCTGAAAAATTTGGTATCGATTTTAATGAAATAGAATATCCAAAAACAGTTCAAGATCAATTAGCCTGGAATGATTGGATGTTAGCAAACAACATGACTTCTCTGCCTGAATTATATACAAAATATAATAAAGATTATGATTTTAAACAGGCAGAAAAGAAAATAGAATCAAATAAGGAATTGAATGGCACAAAAGAAGAAACAACAACAGGATCTCTCTTTACTCAAGCTCGTACAAGAGTTGAGAACAATAAATGATTTTGAAATAGACCTGCCAAAGGATAACATAGACACCATACTTGAAGATCCTCAAAAATGGGGAGAAGAAGTAGCAGAGAGTTTTATTTTATCTTTTGTTCCAAAGTTTCTTAAGGCTAAAAAAGCAGGAAGAGAACTTGCAACCAAGGTAATGGAGTCCAATGATAAGTAAAATAGTAATGACAGTAGATTTCGAGAAGGCTAAAAAAGATGGAATTACTAAATTGGTTAAAAAAATGATGCTTGATTTATATGAAGTAAAGGACTTTGCAAGTATTATTAAAAAAAGAATTAAAAAAGGTGAAAATTACAGAGGGGATAGATTAAGACCATTAGAAAGTTCAACTCTTAAAATAAGAAGGATGAAGGGTATCTCTGGAAGTAAACCTTTAATTGAAACAGGAAATTTATTAAATTCTGTAAAAAATGTTAAACAATCAAACAAAGTAGGCTTCTCAATGGCTAAATATGGTGCATGGCAATCAAAAGGGTTTGTTACTAATAATCATTTTGGTGTTAAAAAAGGAAATAAATTAGTTGGTTTCAGAGATTATAGCGATGGAAGAAGAATCCCTGCTAGACCTTTTATATATCCACCGAATCAAATAAACTCTACTATCACATCAAATGATTCGTTTGCTGGAATGGTAGGAATAAACAAACAAGATGCTATTAATGCAATTAAACTTTTAAAGAAAGCAATTAGACATAAAAAAGTTATTAAAATAAAATAAATGGCAATAGAGATTACAAATGAAGAAATTGAAGAAATTCTGGCTAACATTGATGAGGAAATTGAGGAGGAGGACAGATCACTCCTCGCATACCTTGCCCTTGCCATCGGATTTGACATTGCACTCTTCGCAAATCGAATTAATAAACAGATTGCGATACTTAGAGAAACAGGTATATCAGATGCAGCAATCTCTGGATTCCTCGCCAATGACCTTGCCACCAATGGAAGAATCTTTGGACAGCTCAGGAATTCCATTATCGGAGGACTCGTACTTGGAAATAATCAGTTTTCTAGATTCGGACAACTTAATGTTTATGGGGATAGCATAGAGTCATACAGGTGGGTTACTGTTCAAGGACATAAAATATGCGATGATTGCATAACAAGATCAGGTGAGATTGATACATTTGAGAATTGGTCTGCAAGAGGGCTTCCTGGAACAGGTTGGAGTGTATGTCAAGGAAATTGTTATTGCATATTAGTTCCTGAACAAACAGAATCCTCAAATACTTTAAAAATTGATCAAAATCAGTTAGCTTAAAAAATGTAAAGCATTGCTGTAATAAACCAATACCAAAAAAATATACTAAAACCTATAATTCCTACATATGTTATTAATCTTATAAATCCCCAGTAAGTTTCTTCTTTTTGGTGGTATTCCATTTCATCTCCGATCTCTTTTCTTCTAGTTCTTCAATTGTTGTTATATGATCATCAGGATGTCTATTCCTGTTATATTCATCAATCATCCATTTATTAGATCTCATTTATTTACCTTTCTCTAATTCCTTTAATTTAGACAACCAATTAGCTCTTTGAGTCTTAGTAGGCTTCCTAGGTGGTAATAGCTCTAAACCTACCTTTTTAGCCCTAGTTCTTAAATGATACCAACTACTATATTGCTTCTTCCTCTTCTTAATGGCTCTTTCACTATTCTTAATCTTATTTACCCTTTTTTTCTCTTTTATGGATCTCTTTAAAGGTTTATCGTTTCTTTTATTCCTCTTTGGAAGGCTTTCCTCGTCAACCTTAATTGTTTTTATAATTTCCATCGGAGTATATCCAACATTAGGAATCTCCTTCTCAATATCTACTATCTCTGCATCCTTAGCATCAAGCCATTGTTGAAATGGGGCTTGTATCTTTATGTTTATCCTCTTAACTATCTTACCTGCTATTTCAAAAATCAGCTTACAAGCCTGAACATTACCTTCCAAGGCTTCTCTTAACAGAGCTTCCTGAACTCTAATTAAATTGTAATTAAATTTAACTTGGTATTTTTCATATAAAGCATCTACAAATTTAGGATCTTTCCTCCATTCACTTATGCTATTTTTGTTTATGTTTAATCTACTACATACCTCTTTGTGAGTTATATTAGGGTTAGATACAAGCATATCTATGGCAAGTTGTTTGTTCATGTTTATTTTTTTAAGTAAATTCTTAGTTTTTTTCAAATTTGACATATCGTATTTTAAGTAAATTTAAAATTTTATGCAAATGGGGAAAAATAAGGGTCGAAGTAAATGTTTAAATTTTATGTGTTTTAGTACCCCCCATAAGGTTGGGAAGGGCATACCCCCTGCCCCCTTAATGTTTTTTGATCCCTTCTTTAATCATATTGAATTACTGATAACATATATTATGTCTAATAATGTTTTGATCTCTTCCTCCCTTTTTGTTGTTTGGCCTGTGGCCTGGCTTATGATCTATAATTTAAGATCATACATTTTGATAGTAAATTGATGCTAAGGGGGGCCTAGCTTTTCCAGATAAAGCCCCTTAATCCTTATTAAATAAAGACTCCCTATGTATAGCATATATTTATTATATTATAATGTTATAAAAAACAGAATATAAAAGGGGCTTAAAATGAATACAAATAAAAGTAATTCATGGTATACTTGCAAGACTTGTAATAGTAGTAATTTTAAGACATCTAATCAATAACTAAATAAATAAAAGGAATAACATGAAAACAAACAAATATTATGTGACTATGACAGACTCTTTCATGAGTGGTTGGGGCTATGCTAAAAATAAAATAAATAAACTTGTTTTTTTATGTGATAGCTATGAACAAGCAGAAAGAGTCTTTAATAATGCAG